AGTAACGTCTAAAAGTGTGAACCTGAATGCCTCAGACGAAGAAGGCAGCGTTCAAAACGACTTATACGGCCAGACAGCAGCACGATCCGCCGAAATGATGGCCAGTGACCTCTCAGAAGGTTTATGCCTAAAAGGTCTCACCAAAGAACCTATTAACGAATTCGAAATCCGGTACATGACCGATTGGCTGAATAGCCTTAAGATCGACCGTAAGGTGTGCAAGAGGTCTACAATGATAATCCCATACGGTGGCCAGAAATCGTCCTGCCTTGAGGACGTGCAGGCTGTTCTTGCCGATAGATTGGATAAGATGGCCAAGTCGGGGGAATTCTCTGGGTATACGGCAAAGGACCAGTACCGCGCAAGTTACGTCCTGCACCACTATATTTGGTCTGCTCTCGACGAAGTTGTAGTAGCTGCCCGTAGGGGAATGAATTTCCTTACCCAGGCCGCACAAGCGCAGTCTAAAACAAATATCCCTATGCAATGGACTTCACCTATTGGTTTCCCCTGCTTCCAGGACTACAAGAGCACTAAGGAATTCGAGGTAAATACCAAGATTTCCGGTCGCATGGTTGTAACGTACTTGAAGGAAACCGATGATGTAAATATTTACAAAATGAAAAACGCTTTCGCCCCAAACTTTGTCCACTCCATGGATGCAACGCATTTAATGATGTCTGTAAATATGGCCTTGGACGGAGGAATAACAGACTTTGCCTTGGTTCATGACAGTCTTGGGGTACCATTCGGGGAATGCGAAACGTTTCATAAGGCTATCCGGAAAGCCTTCGTGGAGCTTTACACTCCCAATAGGTTATACCTACTTAAATCCGAATTATCAGAAAGATACCAGCAAATATCCGAAAACCTTCCTACAATGGGGAATGTTCAGCCAGGTGACTTTGACATAAACGAAGTTTTAGCTGCAACCCATTTCTTCCGGTAAGCAATCCACAAAATAAATACGCTTAGGCCATGCTGAAAGGTATGGCCTTTTTCATTTGAATAGGCCAAAATTGGCTATTTTTAAATCATTGATTTTATATATTAAATTAATTGAACAACCTATACGAATGTATGCGTACTATCCCGAAGGGATGCTTACTATAAGCATATATTATATGAATATATGTCTACTATAGTTATTACTGTATTAATTTCCTTTAGAGTAGTCCCTGCTAAAAACATTAACAATTGTTAATGTTTTGAAACAATCGAACAACCTTTACGAAAGAAATAACCCAAACTCAAAAAGGGGGCAATAATATGGAAATAACGGTTCTTCTGGTTCCTAACATTAACAAGTTCACAAGTGATGAGCGCGCATTCCTTATAGGTGCGTTTCGAACTATGTACACTGTAAAGGGGATTAGTTCTAAGGTAGTGTTGTTTTCCAGCGGAAAGGATCATGCCGCTGGACTTATGGTTACTTTTAGGGAGTTTACAGTTCCAGAGCACATTGATGTAGCCATGTCCCTTATAGGGCAAGATAATCTGCTATTTGTACGACATGACGCTGATGTGGATACTAATGGGGCGACAGTGTATACCAGAAAACTTGGGACAATGCCTGATGAAGTTGGACACATTAGTTATATCTTATGAGAAGGAGTTTTTTATAGAATAGCGCAGAAGTAGGCGTGAATAGCACTCAATTTTAACTGAACAGCCTATACGAAAGGAATTTCATCATGACAGTTCCATATGACACAGAGATATTTGACATCAGCAGGGAAGCGGTGATTACTCGCGAGGCTTCCAGACGGGCTTATGTATTCCTTTCAAATCCGTCATATGAGCAAGCAGTAGCAACCAGGATGAACGAAATCATTGTAACCCTTACTACACCAAAGCCCAAGGGTTTTCTGGCCCGTATTTTTGGCCTGGGGAGGAAGTAACTATGTATGACAAAGACAGCGTGTTAGTATTTATTATAAGCTTTATCTTTCTTGTGCTCGTACTTACCCTTGCAACTCTTGGGGACGCTAAGGCCAATACACCAGCGCAAGGCGCTATAGCATTCAACTCGGTTGTAGCCCAGCAGGAACAGCTTATAAAAACTCGTGCATATCCTCGGCACCTTGAAAAAGAACCAGAGCTACTGGAATCCTGGTTTGTTCTGCGCATAGTTGCTGCTGAAATCGAATACCTGCCAAAGGCTTTGTGGTTCGACCCTATGCCGTGGGTAAAAAAGACACTTAAAAAATACGACAATCATCGTAATTAGGGGCAACTACCATGAAAGAGGTCAAAACAATACGGGATATCTTGATAGAACGTGATGGGTTAACTCCTGAAGTGGCCGACGAAATGATCGCCGATTACGAAAAGGCCCGGCAAGAGGAACTCGAATTAGCCAGGCATAATGGTTTCGGCGTAAGGTATATAGATGAGGGGGCTATTCTTGAGGACTCCCTTGGTCTTGAGCCGGATTACTTGGAATATTTCGGCATATCTTGGCTGGTAGAGCCAAAAGTAACCCTAAAATATATAGGGCGAAAGGGCAGGTATTAACATGAGCTTCTTTTTTAAAGAGGGGGCAGACGCCAGAATGGCTGGTTATCCGTGCCTTAGCCCGCATGCTGATACAGATCACTCTTTGTTCTGGTATCAAGGGTGGAATGACATGGACAGGAAGCTCAATATGGCTATTGACTGGACTCCAGGGCCAGACGCGATTATCAAGTATGTACCGCAAGAGATATCAGACAAATTTCTGAAAGGATTAGAATAATGAAAGAGTACATTGCACTTATGCCGCAGGCTGGTATGACTACTGGGGGAAAACTTACCCTTCCAGACGGTTGCACTGGCCTACTTCTCGTATTCAGAACAAAGACAGCAGCAAGAAAGTATTTCGGGAAAAATGTGCCTTTAATTACGGTAAGATCGAAGGAGGATAATAATGCCAGCTAAAACTGAACCAACTGTTAATTACTGCAAAGAGTGCGCAGCGTATTTCCCTATTGGGGACACCTACGAGGGACACTGCCGACTTTTCCCTCCCAGGGCCATATCATCCTATGCCTCGGAGTATATCGTAGTCAAGGCGAGCTGTCAGGCCTGTTTAAAGGCTGTATCAACTAAAGTTGCGAGGACTACCAAAAAGGGGGTGTAAAATGTCAGAAATCCTATGGCAATACATCCTTATCTGGCGGTTTATCACCCTTCGAATTGGCCTTTACCTAAACTATACCAGGGGCGTAACTCCATATGTAATTCCCCATAGGGTATTCTGGTTCACTCTCTGGAAGATATTTGGGTTTTGGCTTGTAGTAGCCACCTTGGTGCCTAATGCGCTATTCCCGTGGTTGCCCATGTGGGCACAAGCGTCACCAGCGTTCAGCCGGTTAATACACAAAACGTTTTGCAGATTTTAGGGGAACATCTAATGACGCAAAGTTTATATAGCAAGTTAAAAAGTGCTGCAATGGTTTCTTACGAGAAAGAAATGTCGGAAATTCCTGCTAAGATTGCCCTAATGGATAAAGCGAGGTCACTGTGCGAGGCTATGGGCAAAGATTCCCTGTGCCCGATTCCGAGTGTTTCTGTTACGGCGGAAAAGGTTGCGCTAACCTACACTCTTGAAAAGTATGACGGAAAGGTAATATGGCTGGAAATGGAGCGGATTTCTGACCATTTCGGATTTGCCCTTGAGTTAGTTGTAGAGAATCAGCAAGCCGGCTGTACCAACATTTACATGTATCACAGGAAACCCTACATCGATATTTACTTTTCGTACAGCGCAAAATGTATCCCTATAGTGGAAACCAAAATGACGGAGGTAGTTGTCGGGTACAAGTGCGGGTAAAGGAAATTTAATCCAATTTACTGCAATGGGAGATGACAACATGTACAAAGCAGTTGACCGTTACATCAAATCCAATAATTACATTTATCTGGAGTTCCAGCAGGACGATGACCCTGCTGATTTTATTTATAGGCAATACCAGGAGTTTTGCAAGTATTGCCTTACGGACGTATTAGAGGAGTACAATCATGGACACAATTTATAATCTGAAACAAATTGCGAAACCGCGCGACAAGAAATGCGAAAAAGAATGCGTTGCCTGCTCTCGTGCAGACGGAATTTTCTGCGCAGTATACGCCTTTCCCTACGCCAAATGGCGCAATGGCCTGGATTGCCCAATGGCCGACTCCTTTTTATGCGCGCAACATGTAGAGGCAAAGGCCAAGGTTCGGGTCGGCCAGCAGAAGCAGAAAAAGGGTAAAAAATAAGGGGGTTAGTATGCAACTCACACATGAAGCGTTCCCGATAATGAAACATCTTTCAGTAGGAGGACGCGTAAAAGTGCCTCATACTGGGTGTTCTGAAAGTGCTTGCCTAAGCATTAGCAATGGACCAGACGGGTTCCTTGGGCACTGCTTTAAGTGTGGAAAAACCGCCTTTTTGCCCCATGCAGACCAAACATATCTTAGTCGAGCCCTGCGCATAGCTGAAAAAGAGGCATTCGAACGTGAAAAGGCGCTAAAGGGCTACGCCCTACCTGCGGATTTTTCCTACACTATTCCTAATGCCGGCCTTGCGTGGCTTGGCTCTGGTGGCTGGACCACCCGCCTCATTGAAAAATATGGGGTAGGGTGGTCTGCTAAACTTGGACGTGTTGTAATTCCCCTACATCCAGATGGATATGTTGCCAGGGCAGTACATGACGATCAGCACCCAAAGTATCTGAGCAAGACGCGTAAAGGGCAGGCGTGGTTCTCGACTGCAGACGATCGTTGTGGTAAAATTTGTCTGGTTGAGGACATTTTGTCGGCTGGCGTAGTGGGCCAGGTGTGCCCTACTATAGCAATGCTGGGCACTTCAATTCCTGATACGGAGTTGTGGATAAACCGCTCTGAAGTTGTAATTTGGACTGATAATGACGAGGCCGGGGATAAGTGCCGTAAGATGCTAAACGAAAAACTTCGTTGGATGTGTGGGAAACTGGTAATCGATGTAGTATCACCTAAAGACCCTAAGCGATATTCGCCAGACGAAATACGCAAGATGTTAAGAGAGGCGGGGGTAGATGTTCGAGATAAACAAGACAGTAATACAGCTACTTAAACACAGGGATAATTATGAGAAGCTAAAATCGGTGGTGAACAAGCGGCTATTTGACACAGACACCAGACGCATACTGAATACCCTGGACCTATACTGGGCGAACTACCCCGATCACAAGGTGGTATCACCTGATGTCTTCATGTCTGAAATTATTCTAAATAATCCCGATTTATCCGATTCAGATATGACACTTTGCAAGGGTATTGTCAGTGTGATGCTTCAGGACGCCGACGAGCATAGCTCCAGGGGAATACTTAGATCGCTACGGACACTGGACTTCGCCGACAAGTTACGCAAGGTTCAGGAATCCTACCAGACTGGTCTTGACATCGACCTTTACACCAACGTAGGCTCTTTGCTTGACCGCTTCGAGCATGACATCAAGCGGGATGACACCGACGTAATCGAGCGAGCAGACTTTCAGGATATCCTTGCGGAGGAATCATCTGGAACTACCATCCCATGGTTCTTAGAGTGCCTGCGTGGTTCAATGCCAGATGTCCACCCAGGCATGCAAATTATATTTGCTGCGAGACCAGGGACAGGCAAAACTTCGTTCTGCGCAAGAGACGCCGTCTACAAAGCAACCCGCATACCAGATAGCCGGCCTGTACTCTGGGTAAATAACGAGGGAAAGGGCATCAGAATACTGGGAACGCTATATCGGGCGGCCCTTGGAAAGACCCTTAAGCAACTTGGTGAACTCGGCCATGAAAAGGCCCAAAAGATGTACCACGAAGCAATAGGTGGGGAGGACAAAATACAGGTGGCGAACGTGCAGGGGCGCGATTATAAGTTCCTTGAGCGGCTGTTCTCAAAGATTAAACCCGCAGTGGTCTACTTTGATATGCTCGATAACGTACATGGATTTAGCGGGTCTGAACGCAACGACTTAAAGATTGAGCAGCTTTACCAATGGGCGAGGGAGCAAGCTGTACTACATGACTTTTTGTCTATACCTACCTCCCAGATAGATGCGAAGGGGGAGGGGCTGGCCTGGCCTGATAAGTCAATGCTCAAGGACAGCAAGACCGGAAAGCAGGGGGCGTGTGACTCGATAATAATGATGGGGGCAACCAATAACACCAACCAGCTTTGGTCCAGGTTCATACGGATCACTAAACTGCACAAAGGAAGATCAATGCCTGGGGTACGACCGGATTGTGCCAAAGAGGTGCAGTTCAATGGCCAGACATGCCAATTTATAGAGCCAGAAATAACCGATATTGATGTGTAAAGGAGAAAAAATGTTTGACACTACTTTAGGGGAATACCTTATCGGAAACCAAGTGTACTACATTGCCCAGTGCAAGTCAGAGGGACTCGATGTAGTAATTCCTAAAGAAAATGAGTTGTTCATTGATATTGACAGTGACGTTCAATACAACAGGTTCTTGGATGCAATGCTATGCCTCGTTTATAATTTTCCTGGTGTGGATATTACGCGTAATACCCCTTCAAGACGAAAAGAAGAGGGCAGACACATTGTGGTAACAATGCCGTTTGACATGACTTCAACAGAGCGCGTTGCCTTCCAAGCTGCCTTACAATCTGATCCAGTAAGGGAGCTTCTCTCTTTAATGAGAATACGTACAGGTGGCGGCACAAGTCCTACATTATTCGTGGAGAAAAAGGGGGTCATATAATGACCGACTATACCAAATATTGTGTGTTCGACGTAGAAACTACCTACGGAAAGTACCTTGGTAGGGTAGGAAGCCCATTTTCAAACGGAGAAATATGTTTGTGTGCAAGTGGGTTTGATACCTATAATCGCGGCTATACGTCTACTTACCTTGTACATGACCACTCCGGAACAAAAATCGGGGAGCAAGTTGGCTCTGAAAAGTATCGGCGCAGCTTTTCATCCTTGCAAGATGTGGATGTACTCGTGGGGCATAACATTAAGTTTGACCTTCTATGGTACTGGAAACATCCGGAACTTGAGGAATTCTTAAAACGTGGTGGAGTTATCTGGGACACTGCCTATGCAGAGTACCTCCTCACCGCCCAATTCTACAATCTTGGGCAGCAAGAGTGCTTTAGGCCATCCCTGGCTAACTGTGCAAAGCGCCGTGGACTTACCCTAAAGCTCGACATAGTAGCCGCCATGTGGGACAAGGGTATACGTACTGAGGATGTACCCGAGGAAGTGCTAATGGAGTACCTACAGGGAGACTGTCAGACCACCAAAGAGCTGTACCTTGAGCAGATCGCACAGGCAAAGCGGCAAAACCAGTTGCATATGATAGCTGGCCGTATGGAAGGGCTACTTGCAACAACCGAGATTGAGCACACCGGACTAATGATCGATCTTGACACCGCTGAGGAACAGATGGAAACTCTCAAGAGTACCATCTCTGGCATGGAAGCTGCTCTCGATGAGTACAAGCCTGTGTGCCCAGAGGGCCTTGTATTCAACTGGGCGTCTGCAGCGCACATGTCTGCATTGCTATTCGGGGGAAAGATCAAATATAAGGCCAAAGCAGACATACTGGACGACAAAGGCCGGCAGACCTACTACCAAAAAACTGTCAAGGTGCCTCTAACCGATGAGCAGGGACTGCCTGTTGTATTCAAGAGCGGAAAAAATGCTGGTAAGCAGAAAACACAGAACGTAACCGGACCAGATATTGATCGCGGACCAAAGCAACGCTTTGAAGATTTTTACCACGAGTTGCCTGGCCAGACTAAGCCAAACCCCAAGTGGAAAGGGGCAACCGAAGGGCAATACTCTGTTGGTGTGGCAGTCCTTGAGGAGCTTAGCACCAGAGATATACCCCTGGTGCAGCACCTGCTGAAACTCCGTGGTGCTAAGAAAGACCTTGGGACATACTACATGGCAACAACAAATAAAGGCGAACCAACTGGAATGCTCACAATGGTTCATGATAATGGATTGGTTCACCCAAGTTTTAACCACACCGTTGCTCTTACAACTCGGCTGTCTTGTAATGCACCTAATTTAATGAACATACCTAAGAAAGGTAAATCTGAGATACGAAAATTATTTAAGTCTCGCTTTGGTGGGAACGGTCTTCTTGTTGAAATAGACTACTCGCAATTAGAGGTAGTATGCAAGGGGGTATTATCTGGGGATGAAGCCCTATTACAGGCCCTCGCAGACAACGTTGACTTTCACTGTGACTGGCTATCGTTGGCACCACAAGGTATGGGAAAAAGCTACGACGAAATTAAGCGCCTGTGCAAGGTCGAGCATGATCCTACTTGGAGTGAGAAGCGCAGCAAGATCAAGCCTCTTACCTTTGGTGAGCAGTTCGGAGCAGGTATACCCAAACTGGCTGAGAGCACCGGAATGACCGCCGAGGAAGTTGAGGCGGCAATTAAGGCAAGGAAAGCCAAGTACCCGAAAATGTACCAATATGACGACGACAACATTGAGAAGGTGAAGGCCTCTCGAAAGACATCCTCGGTTTATACAGCAGATGGGTTGTCAGCAGGAATCGGGTACCTTAGGTCCGTTACAGATACCATCTTCCACTTTGTTGAGGGTGATTCCCCAGACTGGATGAAGCACAGGGGGATAATGACCAGTTTTATGCCCACTACAATAAAGAACTATCCATCCCAGGGCCTTGGTGGTGAGATCATGCAGGTATCTCTTGGCAGGGTATACCGATGGTTATTGGCCAACAATTTCTTTGACGGCAATGTTGCGCTGGTTAATACAGTCCATGATTGTGTGTGGATTGATTTGCGAAAGGACTACCAGTGGGTTATCCAAAAGATAAAAGAAATCATGGAGGATGTAAGCCCCTATTTCAACGCCCACTACCCTAAGGTAAATTGGGATACACCGTTTCCGGTGTCTGTTGAGGTTGGGCCTAATATGTTCGATCTGCATGCAATATAGGTGACCTATTGGAAAAATATTACTCTGTATTACCGATAATAATAGCCGTTTTGTCGTTCTCTGCTGCTATTCCAATGGCCTTGACTGGCCGATGGGGTTCTGCCCTTTATTGGACGTGCGCAGGAACGATCAACGTAGCGGCAATGTTAATTCCCCGGATGGGGTAACAAGGAGATTTTAACCATGGCAATTACCGTAAATGTTGAGGAACTTTCTGAAAAAGGTAATAAGAAAGACCGGAAAAAAGAAACCAAACATATCCGAGCTGGAAATCGTGTCGCCCGACTGGTATCCTATGTCGAACTGGGCAAACACAACCAGATGTTTCAGGGCAAGCAAGCCGTCTATGAAACAGGAAAGAACCGTGGGTGCAAGAAACCTGCGGTGTTACATGTTGGTCTTACCTTTGAGTTTCCGGCAGAGCCTTACACAGGAGATTACCCACTGACTATCAGCACAACTCGCAGAATGGATACCGGAGAATTCTTTGACGCTGTAACCGTTCCAGACGATCTGGCCAATGGTTCAATGAGCAAAGCCTTTGCGCTTAAGACCAAGTTCATGAAATTCCTGGTTTCATTGCAAAATGCCACTGGAAAAACCTACGGGAGCTTGGCCGAGTTCGCCAAAGAGCAGCCGGCGGTTCTGGTAAACGTCACGAACAGACTGGGTGCCAAGGACGAGGACGGACATCAGCCGGTATACGCGAACATGAAGCCGGACGGTATCACTGCCCCACGTTTTGAACACCCAGTAACAGGGGATATCCAAGAAATTCCTGTTCCTGCCGCCATTGAGACTTACTGCACAGTGTTCGACTGGGACGCACCCACGCCGGAAGCCTGGGAATCCTTAAAACCATGGGACCAAAAGGCCATAAAGGCCGCCCTGAATTTTGGCGGTAGCCCGTGCGACCTAATGCTTACGGCAAATCCAGATCTGGACAAGATCGAGAACTCAGGAAAAAATGCTGCTGATTCAGTATCCGATGGTACGCCGGAAGCTCCGCCGGAACCTCCCCCCCACACTGCCGAGGACATGCCAGTATAAGGAGACATAATGTTTGAGATACCTTGCACGATAACACAAGAGCAAATTCCAAATAGAATCGGACTTATAGACGCTGATTGTATTGCCTATTGGGCTGCTGCCGGATGCGATGAAATGGTTGCCGACGCTGCATACCGCCGAGTTAATGATAGACTTGAGATGATCAAAGACCAAATACAAACCAGGGAGGTTCGAAACTATCTGACCGGCGAGGGCAACTTCCGCAATGACGTTGCCACTGTACAGCAATACAAGGGAAACCGATACGACAAAAACGGGAAACGTATTAAGCCCCAGCCAAAGTGGTTGGCCAAATGCCGGCAATACATCATCGACCATCACGCCGGTATCTTATGCCATGGCCAAGAGGCCGACGATGCCTTGAGTATCGCACAGATAAAGTGCAATGCCAGCAAGACTTACCACAGCATTATATCCAGTATTGACAAAGACCTGCGCATTATACCAGGACTTCACCACGACATGAATAGCGGTGAGATCGATACCACTACCGAACTTGGTGAACTACACCTCGATGAAAAGGGGAAGCTGCGTGGATCTGGCCTCCGGTTCTTTTATGCCCAGCTACTAATGGGTGACTCTGCTGACTGGATTCCTGGATTACCCAAGACAACCACATGGATGAAGGACACCTACCCAGATATTAAACGTCTCGGAGGGTGTGGCCCATCTACGGCGTATGCAGTGTTGAATAGCGCTGAGGACGAACGAGAGCTTCTACAGCGCGTCTTCTCTTGTTACGAGAGCTACTGGGACGGGGAACGTTCTTACGTACACTGGCGTACCGGAGAGACCGTTTGTCCTACTGCTCTGGACATGCTGAGGGAACAGGGTAACCTTCTATGGATGAGACGTTCCGAGGGGGACACCTGGGAACCAAGAAAGGATTTGATTGATGCCTGTAACACCGAATAAGTACGGGATACCTCCGACAAAGAGGGAGACACTTGGGGTAAGTCTACGAGCCAAACCAAAGGACTTAGCAGCTATTAGGAAGGTTCTACTCGATGAGCAAGGATGGCTGTGCCCTCTATGCCAACGTGATCTTCATTATGTTTTGCCAAAGCATCGGTGTGTGGACCACAGCCATGATAAAACTGGGCTTGCCGCCGGTGCTATTAGAGGGGTAATGTGCTCTAATTGCAACGGAAATGAAGGACGAATTCGTAGAAGAGTGGTGTGCTCAAAGGGAAGCCTAACAGAAATCGAATGGCTCGAAAATCTTTTGAACTACCTGAAGAAACATGCTGTTAACCAGACAGGCCTAATTCATCCCCGGCATAAGACACCTGATGAATTGCGCCTCGCAACCAACGCCAAAGCCCGCGCTCGCCGCCGGACAGTGAAAGGGATTTAATGAAACAGTTCAGTGATTTAAAGATATTATTTTGGGATATTGAGACCCTTCCGTACGTATCCTTCACCTGGGGATTATGGAAACAGAACGTCAATGCATCACAAATTGTAAAGAACACCAGCATTATTTGTGGCTCATATAAGTGGCTTGGTGAGCAACAAGTTCACACTGCCTCTATCGGGGATAACGTCAGTACCTTCAGGAAAGACCCGTATTCAGGTGGCGATGTGGTTGCTAAGAAGCTTATCAAGGTACTGAACCAAGCTGACTTCATTGTGGCCCATAACGGTGATCGCTTCGATTACGCCAAACTAAAGGGCCTATCCGTAATTCATAACCTTGGACCATTCAAAGTCCGCAAGGTTGATACCCTAAAGATGGCCAAGGCCACTGGCGTTTTCCCTGGTGGAAACTCCCTTAAGTCCCTTGCCAAAGTCCTTGGAGTACCTCAGCAAAAACAAGAGACCAGCATGGAAATGTGGGCTGATATAGCCCTCAGATCTGATCGGGAAGCCCTCAAAAAGATGGAGCGCTACTGTGAGCAAGATGTTCGCGTTCTCGAAGCCGTGTTCATGCGCTTATGGCCGCACTGCGAAGGATTGCTGCCGAATATCCCCAAATTATTGGGCAAAGATTCCAATGTACTGGCCTGTGATCGTTGCGGATCAACCAATGTTGTAAAGAACGGAAGGTACATCAAGAACGTACAGATGTATCAGAAATACCAATGCAAGTTCTGCGGGGCAAATTTTCTCGGTCGAAAGACCCTGTAGTGGACACGTTAACTCATGGGGGCTGTCTGAAAAGGCAGCTCCGTATTCTTGCAAGAGCATCTGGAAAGGAAAATTACATGCAGAACAGAAAGATAATTGGTATAGCCGGAAAGGCCCGTTCTGGTAAAGACACTATAGCCAGTATTCTACTGGAAAATGGCTACCAGAGATTTGGATTTGCCGATATTTTGAAGGAAACTATAGCCACGATGTTCGGGTGGGATGAGCGCCACAAAAATGGTGAATTAAAAGATGTGGTAGACCCTGCATGGGGATTTTCTCCGAGAAGGGCCTTCCAACTTTTTGGTACAGAGTTCGGTAGAGGTCTTGACGAAAACCTGTGGATAACATTAGCAAACCGCAAACTTGGGTACGGAAAATGGGTAGTCTCTGATGTACGATTTGAAAATGAGGCCAAATTCATACGAGAAAACGGAGCGCTAATTCATGTCATACGAGACGATGTAGTCAAAGTCGAGGAACACTCATCAGAAGCTGGGGTATTTCCGGAAAAGGAGGACTATGTTATAGAAAACAACGGTTCTCTGCAAGATTTGCGAAAAGAATCAAAAAGGGTTTTGTCTTTGATTGAACCGACTGGTCCTACCTTCCGAGATCCAGTAAAGTATCATATGACCAACGATTTTAAGGTATCCATATGGGATATGCCATATGTGTACCCAAATGGTAAGAAGTAACTGTATCCTTTAGTTTACATATGATACCTTCCTGAAATAGTTCATAAATCAATTGAACAACCTTCAGGAAGGATATTATATCCCGAAGGGATGCTTACTCTAATAGTTACAGCTAATAGTACCCTTAAGCATATACACTTAGCTTTATATTAAGCTTAATATAATACCTAATGTTACACAGGAGTTTACAATGCCTATTTCAGAACGACTTGAACAATTCATCAATGGCATGTATTTAAAGCAACACAACTCGCCTGATCAGGCAAAGGTGCCAGAATGCCCTCCGATTGATCCACAGTTACTGGCCCATCTGGACTACATGTTTCAATATCCGGTAGCTGCCAAGGCAGGACATCCCCAACTTGGGCAACTACTCACGGTGCAATTTGGTATCGAGAAGGTTCTGAGTTACCTCAAGGAACATTACGAGCATCAAACAGCCGTTACCAGGGGGGAATTTTGAATACATTATTCACTATTAGGCAGATAAAACATTGGCTACCATTACGGGTGATATGGAATAAGCACTTTAAATTTCCAATACCCTCCAGAACCAACATAATAATGTTTGAAATTATGCGCGGCGATTTGGTTGTAGGCTGGCTGGCGTCTGAAGATTACGGTAAGGTGGTCGGCATACACCTATACCTAATACCAGAGAGAAAGACCTTGTCAGTTGTAAAGGCCCTAAAGCCTCTATTAAAAGACAGTCTTGTGCCGGCCTTAAAGGAACTTGGTAAGGAGTTCATTGTAACAAATTGTGATCAGGCAGATGCCTCAACAACCCATTTGCTAATGGCGGTTGGCTTCAGGATTAAGCCAGTTGTTGTAGCCGAAATGCAAATTTAACAAAATGAAAGGGGGTACATTATGGCGTTATTACAGACAGACATCCAGCCGGGCGAGCAAAGTGGGCCACTTAGTCCGATAAACACTTTGAAAGCAAAGTACCCAGCGGACATTTTAAAATTCTTTACGCCAAATGGGGCAGTATCTAACTTGACACTCTATGATGAGAATAGAATGTCGGAGCTATCTGGGGATACGTACTCTACCTCGTACAATCCCTGGGGAAATGATCCGGCTGCCAGGGATACCAAAGCCTCTTTCGAGCAACAGTTCGCCCAAAATTTACAGCCCGCCTTAGCTGATTACACCCAGTTAAAGGCAAGGTACTACGCTCTTGATCAGGTAAGGTTACAAACAGAGGCGTCTCAATCTATTAACGCGACCGCCCTTAAGAATGTTAATAGCCTGGGTGTACCGCTTGCTCCGGGAACTAAAGTTGAGGATGGTCTGCTGTATAAAGGCGAGGTTAGAAGGTTAACCGAAAGCCTGTACGGTATGGGTGTATCACAAGAATTTATTACAGCCCAGACAAACGCAGACCAGACGGATAATTGGAGCACAAATCCACTCAACGATGCAGAGAAATACATGCTCTATAGATATGAGCGTGCGGCGCTTGTGACAGATCAAAATATTGGCACTGGCACCCTTATGTACGGCGAAGACCAGTACAATTACATAACAGATTCTGGTGGACGGGCTGTATCGAAAGACCAGCAGCAGGTATCCGGGCAAACAGCCTCGGTACAACTTGGGAAAACAGACATCACACGTAAGGAGCGTTCAGCCGGAAAGAACCGATTTTCGTCTCCTGGTGTTCAACTTTAGGGGGAATTATGGCCTCAGCAGTTATAGCGGGGATAGCCGCATATTCGTATGTGGGAACAACAGCTTTTTATGCCTACGCAGCAGTCGCAGCAGTCGCAGCAGCAGGGGCTACGTATGCAGTGGAACAAAGCATGAAACCAGATACACAAGGGGTTTCATCACAGGTAGTTACTCTTGGAGATAAGGGTACAGCTATCGACAAGTCTGCCCTTCAACAACAGGGAGACGCAGCCAAACTTGCCTTGGGGGAAGACGCCAAGGACAAAGCCAAGCGCAAAAAAGGCAAGGCCGGATTTAAGATAGCCCTGGATCAAGCCGCCGCAGAAACAACCGACAAACCTATCGAGACAGGCCTAACGGTAAAGAACGACAAGAGCCTTGGGGTGCAGCTTTAGAAAACTTAGGAGACCAATATGGCCATAATTGATGTGCCCGGCGCTGGTGTTATAAAGAACCGCTACAGCGAACTTGAGGCAACACGCAACAAATACCGGGACCGTGCCAGAGATTACGCCAAACTGACCCTCCCGTACCTTCTGCCAGAGAATGAGCAGACTGACTCCTCGGAGTTTCAAAACGATTACAACACAGAGGGGGCGAAGTTGGTTAATGCCCTCGCTAATGCCT